GATGACGCATTAGAAAGCCCCGCATTGTATGGGAACAAAATGGGCGTAAGTGCGAATCGCTTTTCGGTGACGTCGGCCAGCGCATCCTTCGCGTAAAGGAAAACGTCGTTGAGGTCCGACGGAGACGGCGCATCGCCAGTTGTGAATCTGACGGCCTGTTGCGTTGCAATCACCTTCACGCGATACCTCGAGCAAGGCGCGCACGCCCGCAGATGACAATGGTCGCACACATCGCAGTGGCTGCGTTCGTGGTTGACACTTCGACGTCAACGATCGACCCCTTGGGCAGCAGGCGAACCACTCGCGACGTTGTCGCTTGGTTAAGGCCTGGCTTGGCCAGCATCGTTCCATCGAACAAAAGCCGCGCCTGTTTCTTTGCGATGGTGTCGAGCGTCCCTGTGACAGCCATCGCCCAGTCATCGAGAATCCCGCCCGCCGACACCGTCGCCGTGATGGTCGACGCCGACGACGTCGCAGGGGTCGTGATAATGGCCAGCGTATCGACGAGCATATTGACGGGAACAACAAATCGGGCTTTTCGTCGCGCCAGTGAAGTTGACGCCGTCAGATTCTGAAACGTGAAAATGAGCGGGGCATACCCGGGGAGCCGCGCGTTGTCGATTTGGATGAGCCCCAGCGACGTCGTCGTCATCGCGTTGAGGTCTGCTGAGGTGATGGATGAACCGTTGGTGATGGCCATTAGGTCTGCGTCTCTTTCTTGCTGGTCCACGTCCCACCGGCCTGGACCTCGACAGCGTCAACGATAACACGCCCCATCCCGCTGACGGTGACCTCGAGGTCTAGCTCAGTCGCGCGCACGTTGAGCGAGCAACGCACACTTCGCGCCGTCAGGGTTGCCCAGTCGACGCTGCCCCACAAGTTGCCAAACGCGCCACCGATGACGCAGTCGCCGTTGACGGTCGTCGCTTTGGCTGTGTCGCTCACCCCGTTGCCGCAGACAGCCACAGGAGCTCCGCCGTTGGCCGCTGAGATGCTGACCCGACGGACCAGCGGGTTTTCGCGTGGGCCCGCCTGGATTCGGCCACAGACAGCCCCAGCGATGTCGCCTGCTGGGAGGTCGGAGAAGTCGCGCAGGCCTTTGGTGTGGAGCGCATACACCCCAGACTTGTCGATGATTAGATCCTCGCCGTCCCGCGTCCGCAGCACACCCACGACGTTGAGCACGGCAGCGCTGTCCCCAGTGTACCAGAACGACGTCGAGCCCTCCTCGAGGTCGACGGCAACGGCGTAGTCTCGGTCCGTCCCGAATCCGACAAGGACCCCGAACGACGCGGGGAACACTCGTCCGAACTGCCGCGCGTCGAGGACGTCAATGGGACGGGTCAACTTCCTGCGCCCCTGGTACGTCGAAAACGGCAGCGTCCGCACGCTACCGCCGTTGAGTACGGCGACGCCGTCAGCGGTCAGGGCGACGACCCCGAACGGCGTCGAGCACGCACCACCAGGGCGAGAAGTCCGCACCTGGGGGATCAGCGAGATGAACCCCGCCACACTCTGCCCCTGCCCAAGTGCGTCGCTGGCCATTGAGAACGCCCCCGCCGGGGTCAACATCCACAGGGCACCATCGGGCCCCTGGGTGATGTCGTGAATCGTGGCCGGCATCGCAATGACGTTCTCAGCGACGTAGGTGCGTGGGTCAATGGTGGGGTCGTTGAAATAGACGACGCTGCCCTGGGCGATCGGCATTCGGTCACCGAAGGAGCATATGTGACCGGGGGGGACGTCCAGCGCCGTCGTGTCTGGGTTCTCCGACGCCGTCGCCACCGCGGGCATCATCCCGCCGCCGGGGAGCCCGTACAACGGCGCCGACATTGACGGCGCGTTTACCATCAACTGGTTGTTGACCAGTGCGTGCGTGAAAACGGGCTGATTCGGGTGGGCCCCAAGCGCAAGCCTGTAGCGCTCGCCCCATTCCTCATCGGTGACGACCATCGTCACAAGCCCCGTCGTGGAGTCCTGCAGAAACAGATAGTGTTCTGTCTCTGACGACGACGGGACGAGCACTGAAAACCCGCCGACGAACTGGTGACTGACAAGCCCCAGCGTGGTCGCAGCCAACGAAACGACAAACCCCCGTCGCGTTGTCAGCCGACCATTGCCCACGACGACGTTGTGACGTTCAAAGCGCTTGATGCTGACACTGGTCATGATGCCCCCACGACTAACCCGGTTGCGTCGTCGACGTCCAGCATGTCCGATGCCTCTGGCGGCCATCGCCACGTCCCAGGCTCGCCGCGTGCCTGATAGTGCGCCCCGAGGACATCGGTCGTGCTGCGAGAGACATAGACGGCGAGGTCGACGTCGTCGAGGTCTCGCACGACGACGACGACAGCAGGCCACGCAACCCCGTCGTTGTCGGTGTAGTAGACGATTCGCCCAGGTGTCGGTGCGGTGATGAGTGCCACGTCAGATCCCCAGCGCATAGCTGACGTTCACACGCCAGATGCTGTCCGTCGACGCGGGGCAGACAATGGTCGTCGCGGTGTTCAGCGTCGTCGACTTGATGGGGAGCGCTGGCTCAACGACTTCCTCGATCGTGCTGCCGATGGCGCCAGATGTGCCGAACGAGAACGCCGGGGTTCCGGGAATGTTTGTCGTCGTCACGAGCGTCGGCGTTGTGCCCGCAAGACCAGCGGTCACAAAGAATCGCTTGATTTGAATCCGGGTGATGTAGTGGAAAAACGAAGGCGCGGCGGGAATCGTCAAAGTGACGGCGGTATTCACGACAGCCGTCGCCGTGACGTTGAGCGACGCGGGGAACGGCGTCGCGATCACCGAATATTCGGCGAACGTGGCGCGGCCTGCGACGGTGAGCGTCCCCGAGGTATAGGCCGAGACGCGAACGCGAAAGGAGCGACTCCCAGTGACGCTGAGGTCAACCTGCGAGAGGACGACACCGGCGCCGACGACGGAAGCGACCGGGTTCACGCCGTTGAGTCCGGTAATCACGCCCCAGTTTGTCCCGTCGACGGTCGTTTCGAAGACGACAGTGCCGGTAAACGCCGCGCTTCGCATGTCGAGCAACACCGAGCATGCGCCGTTCAGGTCTATCTGCGTCGTCGCGTTCAGCGCCGCCAGCGAAACTGTCTGCGATCGAGCGTCAGTGATTGTCTCGCCGACGATTGCGTCGAGCGCGCCTCTGAATGGATTCCCGCGAACGTCGAAAAGCTGCGCCATGAGTCACCCGAGGATGTAGAGAATCTTATACACGCCGCCGACCATTTCGGCGCCGTTGTCGCTGACTGTGACAGAAATCGAACCCGCCGCGCCGACAGCAGAGAATGTGACGTTGCTCGACGATGGCTGGTTATCGTCGGTGTCCGCCGTGTTGCCCCACAGCACCATCACCTTGCTCAGCGCAGTGGCGCTGGCGTCGATGACGGTGGCGGTCTGTTCCTGCATCTCATAGGGGACGGTGATCGTCGCAGCCGTCGGCGTAGCACCCCCGCCCCCGCCTGCGATGTTGTCGAGGTCGATGTCGTCGACGGACAACGTCCGCGGCGTGAAGCCAGACACGCGCAGCAGGGTCTGGGGCTTCCCGCCGGTGGCGTTGTGGGTGATGAAGCCGCCCGTGCTGTCCCCGGCCACCGACGCCCACAGCGTCTCATAGGAGTTCGAGCCGGTATCGATGGTGATGGCGCCCGAGATGCGCAGGAACACGCATTCGGCGAACGATGGCGACGTCGACCCGAGGCCAATAGTCATCGGGGTGAACCCAATGCCGATAACGATGATGTCGGTGAACCGGCAGCCGACCCACGCCGTGAGGTTGGAGCCCGTCGAAAACATGTTCTCGACGGCGGTAAGGGCCATACCAGTCGCAACGACGCGGGCCCGGGTGCCGTCGCTCCCCATGCCGAAGACGTTGACCATCGTCCCGGCGCTGGCGTCAATGCTCACCTGGTCGAGGGTCAGGGCAGATTCGAGGTCAGACGCCGCGAACGTCTGGCGGACGACGAAGGCCGTCGTCACCGTGACCCCAGCCTTCACGACGACGGCGAGGTTTCGCAAACTCGACGGGCCGCTCCCGTCGGTGAGTTCGCGCCCCCTGAAGTCAAAAAGCGACGCGACGTCGGCGCCGACAAACAACCGGAACGTCGTCCCGCCGTCAAGCGAGAACGAGGCCAACTCACCAGGGATGGTGAATCCTCGCTCCGTCGTGATGTCGGCGCCCATCTCCAAGTCACACGGGAGCCCGTCGTTGAGCCGCAGGGTGATGTTCCGGCGGATGTCGTCGGCGCTGTAGACGATGGTCGTCCGGCGGATGAGCCGGTCAACGTTTGCGCCGAACGCACGAGTCGCCATTACCTGTCACCCAGCAGCGAGGCCCGCCCAGTGCGCGCCTGCTGCGACAGCGGCGACAGGCGCCCCTGTTTGATGCGCTGCTCAGGCGTCGGAAGCCCCGGGCCGGTCGGAAGCGCATCGGCCCCGAGTTCGTCCAGGGCGCTGGCGCGGGCCTCGGGTGAGCCGGTGTCTTCTAATGGTTCGCCGGACAGTTGCCGGCGAATGGTGGCGCGGTTGACCAACATGGGTCAGCCCCGCCGCGTTTTGCTGTCCCCGAGGACGTAGCTATTCCCGAACTGGTCGGTGTAGACGACGCGCTTGGGGTCCAGCGGGTTGCCTGTGTCTTGTTCGGATTTCACCAGCGGCAGGGCGCCCGGGGCAACCTCGCCAAGCATGCTCTCGAGGGAGTCCTTGCCCCCGCGATACTTGTAGGGCTCCTGGATGCTTCCAGGCTGCGCGTTGTCATCCCACAGCGAATAGTCGTCGCTGGAATAGATTTCGTTCTGAGCCGCGAGTGCTTCCTTTTGGGCGTCCAATCCCGTCGCGCCGACGTCGTCGACGTTGTTTTCTGGGTTGCCGTCGCCGACGGCGCTGTCTGCGTCGACCTTGACGCCGGCCACCATCCCGTCGCCGTCATAGTCGATGTCGGCTGCGTCCTCGAGGTCGTCCAGCGCCGCGCGCCGCTGCACTTCGGTGAACGCTTGGTCTTCGGCGTTCTGGTCGAACTCCTGCAGAGTCAGTGTCTTGCTGCGGGCCTGCTGCCGGGTGAGGTCCCCGGCTGCCGCCGACGCAGCGCCCGACAGACCCAGCCCGCCCAGGCCGGCCCGGCTGCGCTGGTCCATGGATGCGCGGGCGTTCTGCGCGTCAATCTCCTGTGACGCCGCCTGCCGTTCACGAGCCAACTCGTCGAGCTCGTCCCCGCCGTTGGCTTTCTTGCGTTTCAGGTATTCGGCCTCGACGCGCTTGTCGTTCGCGTCGTTGGCGTCCGACGGGTTGCCCCGGGCGTCATAGTCCTGCCCCGCCGCCGCCGCCTGGGCAGCCTGCTGCTCCTCATAGGATGCCCGCCGCTGCGCGTCGCGCACGTCCCCCTGGGTCTGGACGGGTTTCTTCGCTGGCGGGGCTGTGGTGGCCCTGTCGGTGTTTGGCTTGGCAGGCATCCTCGTCGCCGCCAACTCGTCAAGGTCGTCCATGGGACGCAGGCCTTGCGGGGCTGTCGGTCGTCGCGTGTTTGGGCGGGGGATCGGCATGATGGGAGCTCCTGCTGATGGTGATGGTCGAGGGGGCGCCGTTCAGTGGACGTGCTGCGAGTTGACGGCCCACGACGAGGCGACGGCGCTGGCGACAATGTACATCTCTGTGGTTGAGTTTAAAATGAACTCGTCGACTTGACCGGGCAGCACATGGCGCCCACCGGTTGCGGAAAAGGTCGCATCAAACGTCGGGGCAGTTGCACCACGGGGGACAATCCTCGTTGCGAGCACCACCCCCGCCGCGTTCGGGTTCACGACGCGAATCAGGACGTATGCGAGAATGCCACCATTGTTGGTGACGTCGGGGAGAGTCACCTTGACGGGAGTGAGCCCGAGGACGGCGCTACCGTCGGAGACGGCGCCCGCGTTGATGAAGATGCCGAACCCTGCGCGATTGACTAGAGACGTTGCCATATGGTTGCTCCTCAGCCCTCGGGCTGCGTTGATTGTTCTTCGGGCATCGTCGGGGCTGCGTCCCCGTTGTCGGGTTCGGTGCCTTCGATTTGTTCGGTGATGAGGTTTTCAAGGAGAACCAGGTCGACAAAGTCGCCCTTGCGCCCTTGCGCGATGGCGCGAGACTTCGCCCGGTCGATGCTTTGCCGCAGCGCCGGGATGCTGTGGTCTTTGACGTTGATATCGACGTCACCAGCGGCCAGATAGGTGCGAACGGCGAGGTCCGCAGTTTGTTTTGCCACGGCGTTCGGGGCTGTCTTCTGAGCTGCGGCAACGTCCTGCGCCCCGCCGACGCCAGCCTGGGCGTTCTCAACAGCTTTGCCCACGCGTACGTCGGTGCGTCGCTCAAGTTCGCTGGCTGCCTCGAGACGGATGTTCTTGCCCTGGACGTCGGCGCCCGTGAAAGTGAACACGTCAGCCGCGTCCATGCGGACTATCTCAGCGACGCGTGGGGCAGGGTAGAAGAGTTGGACGACGGCAAGGCACAGCCGCCACGCGTCCAGCACCATATCGTCGAGCGACTTGAGGGCGTCTGAATTCTTCTGTGAGTCCAACTCATAGTAGGCCTCAATCGCGCGTCCGCTCAACGTCGGCGCCGCGCCCCCGCTGGTCACCTCGTTGAGCCCGACGACGTCGAACATGAACGCCTTCGCGTCGTCGCGCAACCTGTAGAGGTCGAGCCCGACCGTCCCCAGTTCGACAGCGAAAATCTTGGACCGCGCATCGTCCATCTTCGGATCGTAGTCGATCGTGTTGGTTCGCGTGATGTCGATGCTGTCAGCAAGTGGCTTGGGCATCGCAATTTGCGGGTTCGTGACGAGGCGCATCACCTTGATGGTTCGCGCGTGTGTCTCGTTCAGCAGCCGCTGCAGGTTGATGCAGTCGGCAAGCGGCGTGATCCCGTAGGCACTCTCTCGTCGGAAACGGATTTTCATCAACGACAACGGCAGCAGGGATTCCTTGCGGTCCCCCTCGGTGTTGACGATGATCGGATAGGCCTTGCGAACGACGACGACGGTCCCGATGATGACGGCAAACAAGCCGTCAGGAAATTTGCGCGACGGTCGAACCCAGTACTCGTAGCCGACGATGCCACAGACCGTTTCGCCGGCTGCGTTGATGTAGTCCTGTTCTGTCGGTGGAAGGCCTGCGATCTCGCCGGCCTCCCACATGACCGCAACGTCGTCCTCGCTGTAGTGGTTCTCGAAAATGACCCACTGCGCGTCATGCCAGTCCTCGACGGGGTCAATCCAATAGTCGTGGATCGTCAGACGCGACCAGCGCACTTCGCCTTTGACGGCGTCAGGCCACACCTTGACGCCGGCGGTACCGTCCTGAAACGCGTACTGAACTGCCTGGTGAATCTTGCTCGCCGTCTTCTGCTCCTGGGCGACGTAGTCAATGACGCGGTTCGTGATTTCGGTGTTGTAGATGTCCTCGGGGTCGTCCGGCGTCGTCGGGGTCGCCAGCGCGCTGCGACGGTCCTTGTTGAGCAAGGCCGAGAAGGTCGTCATTAGCCCTTGGCAGACGTTGATGTGTGAGCGGGGGACGTTCTCGTCGTCGAACCAGGCGTCCTTCACGACTTGCCGACGCTGGCCGCTGTAGACGCCCCACTGCCGACCACCAACGAACATCTCGCACAACTCGCCAAGCTGCCGATAGGGCAACGCGATGCGCTCACCCTGCCGCTTGTGCTTTGTGAATTCGTCGAGGATTGACGACGTCAGGGGCAGGTCTGCCATGGGTCAGCCCTCGCTCAAAAGGTCGTTGAGTGCGTCTTGCCGCAACTTGTAGCGCGCGATGCGCTCTTGTCGCTTGCGTTCGCCTTCCTCGAGGACGTTGTTGGCGGCGTCAAGTTCACCCTCAGCGAGTGCATCGCCAGCCATCCCGCCGACAGCCCCGCCCAGTTGCGAGCCCGCGGCCATCGCAGCAGGCCCGAGGACGGCGCCGACGCCGGGGACAAGGAAGCCCAGGGCACCCAGGCCAGCGCCGGCCACGTTGCCGATCGTGCTGCCGATGGCGCGTTTCCCTGCCCCTCCTTCGCCCTGGATTGCGGCTGCGCGTTTCTCGGCGGCTGTCAGTTCAAGGTCTTCGGGGGTCAATCGTCGCGCCATGTGGCCTCCTACTGAGGGGATGTTTGCACATAAGCAGTTGCAGTGCTACCTATGTAACATGACCACCACCACTGCCGCACCAGCGGCTGATTTGGGCGCCTCATCGGCCTCGCCCACCGACCCCAAGGAAGCCAGCGCCACCCAGGCGCCGGCGTCCACCCAGTCGCGCATGATGGCATCCATCGCCGCCAAGCGTGCCGCTGCAGCCCCCCAGGCCCCGGTCTCACCCTCCGGCCAGCCTGATTCCCCGGGTGACTCACTGGGCACGTCCCCAGGCAAGGAAGGCGAGTCGCCCCCCGAGGGCGCCGACGCACCAGACGAACGCAGACAGGCTGACGCAGTCCCCATGGCTGCGTTCAAGGCTCGCATCGGCAAACTGTCCGACAACGTGAAGTCAGCACGCGAAGAATCCGCACGCCTTGCCCACGAGAACCAGCGATATTCGACAGCCGCGCAACTCCTGCAGGAGGAGAACGAACGTCTCCGACAGCAGTTGCGTGACGGCGTCCAATACGACTCTCGTGACGAGGAACTCGCTGACGTCCGTTTGTCGCAGCGTGCCAAAGAACGTGCGGACGCTCTAGCCGTCGAGCACGAAGCGAAGTTGCGCGAGATGCAGCAGAGCTTCGTGCAAGAGGCTGAACGCGAGCAAATCAAGGCGCGACTCTCGACGCAAATCGAAAGCGCGCTGGCCACGCATCGTCTCGCCAACCGCGCCGACGTCATTGCCGTGATGAAAGCACGCAACGACGTCAGCGCCAGCGAGGCAGCGCGAATGGTCCACGAGCGCGAAGCCCGACGCCTCGAGGCGCTGGGCTACGCGCCTCGCCAGTCTGCCCCCGCCGTCGTCGACGTCCCCGTTGGGGCGCGGTCACCAGGGGGCGCCGCCGGTTCGACTGGCCGGTTCGCCAACAATGCCAAGGGAATGCTCGATTTCCTTGACGCTCGTCGTCAGTCCTGACGGCGAGGACACCAACTCACTGAGGTTCGCCAATGGCTCTCCCAAACGTCACGATCAACAGCATCAGCGGTATCATCGCTGAATTCGGGCCCGAACGGTTCGTCAACACGATCAACAGCATGTCGCCGCTCATCGGCAGCGGGGTGCTCGAGAAAGTTGAGCAGGACGGCGAGGAGCTCGTCGTCACCGCCGACGTCGGTGAGTCCCCCGCAACCACCTACGCGCTGGACTTCGACAACCGGCCCAACGGTCAGACCACGACCCCCGTCAAGGCGCGGTTCGTGCCCACCATGGTGACCACGCGCGTGAGCCTGGGCAAGCAAGCGATGCTTGCCAAACTCGCCGACAAGGAACTCACCAAAATGCTTGATAGCAAGCTGGACTTCTCGGCAAAGTCTGTTGCGCGTCACATCGGTCGTGGTGTGTATGCCGGACAGGTCAACCCCCAGGCCGTCGCGACGTGGTCGGGCACCGCTGCCGACAGCACGGTGACGATCAACTTTCTCGACGGTTCGCTGTTCATCCCCGGGGTTGCTTACAACTTCGTAGATACGTCGCTGACGTTCTCCTACACGGTCCGATGCCAGTCAAAGGTTGCCACCGTCGTAGGCGCCAACAGCGCCAACGTCGCCGCTGCGGTGACGTTCATCAACGACGTGATCAACCCGGCAACTGGCGCCGTCGTCGCACTCGGCGCGACTGCCGTCGACACCGCCGACATCCTCTCCCTGCGAGGCACCTTCCCCGGCTTTGGTGGCTCCAGCACCGCAATCGCTGGCAAGCGGCTGAACTCGTTCGACGACATCGCGGGCAGTGGTGCCACGGCGTCGTTCGGCGGTATTGCCCCCGCCGCACTCCCCGGCTGGGTCGGTCAGACCATCGCCCTGGGCGCGGCCTACTCGCATGAGGCTGCCCTGCAGTTTGACGCGCGCATCACGCAGTACAGCGGGGAGCAGTTCACCGACGCGCTGATGTCGCCCCAGGTTGCCGCCGCGCACCGAATCCAGGCTGGCGCCATGGGTGCGGTGTTCGGCATGAGCATCCAGCCGACGGCGCAGCGCCCGCAGCCCCTCGGTGCGAAATCGGACAAATACGGTGACGTCCGATCCAGCGGGATGGACCTCGCTGGCCGTCCTGTCCTCATCGACCCCAACTGCCCCCAGACCATCGTGGTGTTCCACAACCGCGACCACGCCAAACTGGGCATCTGGGCTGAGATGGCGCCCGAGGAGTTGACCGAACTCGGTGGCGTCGTCGTCACCAACCGCACCACCATGAGCATGGATTCGGACTTCACCGGGTCCTACCAGTTGTACTGCGCCAAGCGCGGCGCCATCGGCGTGATGACCGGCCTCACCGGACTCTGAACTGCCAACCCAGCCCCGTCGACGACGGGGCTGGGTTCTCTCTTTGGAACCCCATGAGCCAACAGCCAATGCATCTCGTCGCCAACGGCGTCACCCTTCCCATGTGGCTTGTGTCGATCCTGGGCGCCGTCGTCGTCGGCGGGTCCCTGGTCGCAGCGCAAAGCATCACCAGCGTTCGAGACAGAACGCTGGTCCTCACTGAGAAGGTCACCGTCCTCGAGGTGGCCAGCGTCGAACGCTCGCAAGTCCTCACCCAGTTGGGCAGCATCGGCGCCAAGCTGGACGCGCTGCGCGCCGACGTCACCCGCCTCGACAACGACAACCCGCGCCGCGCGCGCTGAAAAGGCCTCCCACATGCCCCCCGCTCTCCTCGCTCTGGTTCCCGTCATCCTCGCTGCGCTCGCCACCGCTTGCGGTCTTGCGCTCATCGTCGGGCCCGTCGTCCTTCCCATGTGGGCTGCTCACATGGACGAGGCACGCCGGCGTCAAATCGTCGCCGCCGTCAAAGGCGCCAACGATGCCCTGGGCCCGTTCATTCGCGCGACCCCCACCGACATCGACAACCGGATTCTCGAGGTATCGGAGATGGTGGTTCGTGAGTTGGGCGCCATCGGCGCCAAGAACGACGTCAAGGTCCGCGCCATCGCCAAAGCCGTCGTGACCAAGTCCAGCGCCGGGGTGCGTTGATGGACCTCGCCACCGTAAACGAGGACCCCGACCTTCACGCCACCCCGTTCGGTCGTGTGACAGTGTCGCGCGCCCCGAACGGTGGCGTCCCGATGGTGTCGCTGGTTCACGAGCCATCCGCCAGCCCCTACGTCGTGGGGCTCCTGCGCGACGGCGCCGGCGTCTTCGACGGGTTGCACGGTAAACGGCAGTGGGAGGCATGGCACGTCCTCGACAAAGCAGAGCGCCAGCGGATTCGTGAGGAGATGCGACAGGAACTGTCGCTGAACGACCATCGCGCCGACTTCCGCCGCGAAATCAACAAAGCGCTGGCCAGCGTCGTCGACGGCCGGGACCTCCTTGCCGCGGCTATGGCGATGCCGAAGACCCGAGGACGCCGATGACTGTCACACTCGCCCAAGCCATCACGCGCGTTCGCTTTCTCCTCGACGACAACGACGCGAACCCGCTCATCTCTGACGCCGAAATCACGACGGCGCTGCAGGTTGCGCAGGAGGAAGTCTGGCAAAGCGTCATCGACAGCGGCGCAAACATTTTCCACCAGTCCGTTGACGTCTCGTCGACGTCGGCGGGAGTGCTCTCGCTCGCCAGCATCACCCCGTTGAAAATTGCCAACGTTGCCCTGGTGGTCGGCAACGGGGTGCTGCAGATCCCACCGTGCCGCCAGTTCGACGGGTTCGCCAACGTCGTCGGGGTCAAGGCTTGCCGCGTCGTCTATGTCCCCCGCGCTGCGTTCCCCGCGCTGTCGTCTGACCCGTTCAACTGGTCGCAGTCGTCTATCTCGATGACGACGCTGGACCAGTTGTTGTGCCACGTTGCCGCGTCGTCGTGCTGGGTGAAAACTGGCGAGCCCCCGCTGGCTTCCATGGAAAAGCGCCGCGCCGAACTGCAGGCTTCGGTGACGTCAACGATCAACCTACCCGCCTGGTCCGCCACCCCGCTGACCGTTGGCGGCGCGCGTGATTCTGGTATATTCTGGCGACGGTCCGCCCACGATCAAATTCAACTCATCAACGGGTGACCCATGTCCCGCGCATCACGAACCGCTGAGATCCTTGCCATGGCCGGCCTCATCCCGGGGCAGTTGGAAATTGAGCGAGAGCGCAGCGCCCGCGATGCTGCGCGTTCGACGGCGCTGGCGTCGTTGCTGCCGTCGCTCATCCAGACCGGGGCGGGCATCGCGGGGCAGGTTGCCGCGAGTGACCTCGCAGAGCGAAAGTTCGCCGCCGACGTCACCGCTCGCAAGGACCGCGTGGGCGCCGACACGGCAAAAGCCACCGCCGACCTCGAGAAGACCCGCGCCAAAGTCGCCGCCGACGCCGTCAAGGCAGCCAAGGACGCCCGCGCCACCAACATCAGCACCGCTGCCGCCGACGTCGAACGCGAGATGCGCCGACAGGGCATGAATGGGGGCGTCACCCAGGCCGACCTTGAACGCGCCGCCGTCGCCCGGGGCTTGCCGGCGACGGAGTGGAAGTCCGTTCTGGATGCCCGCGACGCCGCCATTGACGACACCAGCGCCGCCGCCGTGAAGGCCCGTCAGGCAGCCGCCACCGCGCGCCTCGCCGAACGCAAAGCAGAAGCACCCCTGGGGCCCGCCCCAAAGACTGAGCAGCAGCTGGCTGACGCCGACGCCCGCCGCACGCTGACCCAGTTGCAGATTGACAGGGCACGTCAGGAACTGTCTGGCGAGAAGCCGCTGGCGCCTTCGGAGGATGAGCGCAAAGTCCAGAACAACGTCGACAGCATGACGAAAAATATCGGCAAACTCGAGGGTGACCTTTCCATCGTTGACAGCGATGGCGGCTTTGGTCCCGGCTACCTGTCTGGCCCACTGCGTGAAGGGTTCGCCAAGGTCTTTGGAGATGAGGCCTGGACCAACTTTGCGTCGACTCGTGACGCCGTCAACCTCCAGATATTCGGCACGCTGCGCAGCGACGCCCCCAGCGAAGCCGAGAACGAAGCAGCCGCCGGGTTAAAGATTGAGCCCAACGACAAACTCGAAACCATCCGGGGCAAGGTGCGGACCATTCGCGCCCTGCTGGACGCCAAGCGTCGCAACCCTGGGTCACGACTTGACAACCTCATTGCAGGCTTGCGTGGCGCCTCGACGGCTGCCCCAGCGACGGTGCCGTCGACGACGGTGCCTCCCGTGTCCTTTGATTCTCTCCCCGACGCAGACTGAGGTGACCCCGTGGCCGACGTGACGATGGAACTCAACGGGAAGCGCAAGCGCGTCCCCGCCGCCCTGGTCGACCAGTTCAAGGCCCAAGGTGCCGTCGTCGTCGACGCCGCCCCGCCCATGGCGCCGGCAGCGGTTGCCCCCGTTGTGCCGTCGCCGTCGGGGTCGTCGCCAACGCGCACCATCAACGACGCTGCCCGCGGGTTTGCAACGGGGTTCTCTCGATGGGGCTCCGTCGGCCTTGACGACACGATGGCGGGGTTGATGACGGGAGCCCTCGAGGTCGCATCCCCGACGACGGCCAGCGAGGAAGGCGCCGACGCTCTCACCCGGCTGCAGCAGGGTTACACCGTCGGTCGTGACGCTCGACGCCGCAAGGTTGAGCGGGACTATGACGCCAGCCCAATTGCCTATGACGCTGGCGCCGTCACCGGCATTATTTCCACGCTGCCGCTGGCGCCGAAGAACGTCCAAGCTCAACGCGCGCTGGCCGCGACGGGTTCCATTGCTCTTGCCGACGTTGACCCGCTCTCGCTCGCTGGCGCCGGTCAAGGCGCCCTGGGCATCGTCGGGGGTGAGGTCACAAAGAAAGCACTTGCCAAAGCCGCCCCCATCGTCGGGCCCGTCATCGCGCGCCAACTGGCCAAAGTCGGCAACGTCAAAGACGCCGGACAGGCTGCAGCACGCAAAGGCGCCGACGCTCTCAGGTGGTTGCTCACCAAAGCCGACGCCAGCCCCGTCGCCCGTGACGTCGTCGCCGCCATCCCCGGCAGCCCCACGGGCATCCTGACCGCTGGGGCCCGCGCTGGCGAAAAGGCCCTGCGCGCCGCCGGCGGGACTCCTGCAGCACCCGCCGTCGCCGCCGTCGAGGAAGCGACCACGGCACCCGTCGCGCAACTCACGAAAGCTGAACTCGCCAAGATCCTCGAGGAGTTCAAAGCCGTCGCGCCCCCGCGCGCCCCCGCGGCTGCCCCGCCGGCCGCGCCTGTCGCCACGGTTGCCCCCGCCCCCGTCGCTGTCGCCCCGGTTGCGCCCGTGGCGCCGATGGCTCCCCCTGCGCCTCGTCCAGCCCCGGCAGTGCCTGCGCCGTCGGCGCCGACGCCGCGGGCCCCGTCGACGGAGACGATGCTACCTGGTGGAATCAGCGTCCCCGCCATGTCCCCGCTGGAGCAGGAGATCCAGCGCATCGCAATCGAGAAGGGGACAACTGACCTCGCCACTATCTCTCAGGCCTTGAGGCTGCCCACAACGCGCGTCGAGGACGCCCTGCGTGGGCTGCTGCGGCAGTTCAGGTTCAGGGACGCCGTCGCCAAGTCGCCCGCAGCAGCGAAGCAGACCGCGGCAGCGCTGGACGAGCTCGCAACCGAGGGCGCAGCCGCCGCCACCAAAGCCCCGCCCGCGGCGGTCCCGCCGCCGCCGATGCGCCAGCCTGGGGACCTCATGCCCCCGGAGGCCATGGAAGCCATTCGCAGGGCGAAAACCGACACGCCGAACGCGCTGGGGTTCCTCGACAGACCCGGCAACCAGGTCGCAGCAGCGAACCAGGGGGCCCAAATGCGCGCCGCGTTCGCTGCGCTGACCCCCGAGCAGAGAGGGCAGTGGATCGCCCAACTAAAGGCCCAGGGCATGGCACCGGAGGTCATCAAGCGCCGCCTGGGGATCAAAGACAGCGCCTGGGCTTCGCAGTCGTTCGGACGTGCTGGCCCGCCGGCACCGCCTCGAGCCGCAAAGGCCCGCCAACCCCGCTGACGGTTGACAACGACGCGCCCCCGTGGCAGCGTCGACGACGGACCGTCGTGGGTCCGGGTCAGGGTTTGGTCATGTTCGGCAAGCGCCACCTTTCGCGAGGTGGCGCTTGTTTTTCTGCGTGCCGGCACACGAGACACCGCACAACGGCGCTGCAACGCCACGCGAAACAAAACGAACGAAATGGTTGACACGCCGAACGGTATCGTTCACAATGGTCGCACGGCACACGACGCCGCAACCAGGAGCCCAGAACATGCTGACCGCTGACACCATCTCAACCGATACCATTCGTGCGCTGAAACTCGAGGCCCGCACGGCCAACGACATCGACACCTACACGACGTGCGCACGCGCATTGGACAAGTCGATCCCCACAGCCGAGATGATGCGCAATCGCCAGCGATGCGCTGACATCGTCAACGACGCCCGTGCCATGGACGACAGCGAGGGCTGACCACCCACCCCACAACCCAGCCAGCAGCCCCGGTCAGCCCGGGGCTTCTGCGTGCCGGCACACGAGACACCGCACAACGGCGCTGCAACGCCACGCGAAACAAAACGAACGAAATGGTTGACACGCCGAACGGTATCGTTCACAATGGTCGCACGGCACACGACAACAGGGAGCCAGAATGAACATCACCGAAATCCTCGCCAGCAAGCCCGTGACCGAAATCTCCAAGAAGCCAAGCAAGGCGCTTGACGCCCGAAATCGGGCGGCTCAGTCGGCATGGTATGGCCGTCTCTCGCGCGAAGACCGCGCTGCATATGACGCCCACTGTGACGCAAAGATGCGCGCCGCCGTCGCCGCTCCGATGACGCCTGCCGAGGTGGCCATGCAGGCCATGGCTATCCGTGACATCGAGAGCAGCCTCCGCGAGGAGGCCCGCCCCGTCGGTCGCATCAGCCGCGAGGAGGCCGAGCAGATGGCCGAGGACCTCGGCGACTACAGCCACCACGCCTGACCCTCCCCCCCAACCTGACCAGCAGCCCCGGCAAGCCCGGGGTTTGTCGTCAGACCACCACGACGAGGACACCCATGCCCCACGACCTGCCCGATTTCGACGCACTGCTGCCTGACCCCGCCGCCCGTCGCGCCCTCGACGACGACGGCAGCGCCCTCGACGCCGTCCTCGATGGCATGACCCTCGACGACCTCCTGTCCTGGGTGCGCGGCAACCCCGCCGTCCTCGAGGCGTTCGAGGGCGACCACGCCGACGAAATTGCCGACTATCTGGCGGACGCGTGATCACCCTGCAGCGCCATGGGCGCAGGGGCTGGACTGTCATCGTCAACGGTGCCGTCGTCGTCGACGCCGCCACTTTCGCGGTCGCATTCGCCGCCGCAAAGGAGCAGCCATGAACGCACGCATCAACGCACGCATCAACGGGGGAGACCCCCCAACCGGGTTCTCGATCCGCAGCGAACGCGGTCTTCTGCGGATCGACCGCTCCTCCCCCAGCGTCGTGGGCCCCGGATGGGCTGCGACGACGTGGGCGACGCCCGCGGGGGCGATTCGGGCGATTGACCGCTGCAGGCTCTACCTGCAGTCACCTCCCGTCGGCGCCGCCAACAGGGCAGCGCTCGCTCTCCTCGACGGCGCCCTGGTCCTGCCCCACACCCTCGACGCCGAAATTTGGCACGACGGGCTGCTGGCTGCGCGACACACCATCGACAGCCGCCGGCGGGACCTCCTTGCCGGCCTGGGCGCCATCGTCGACGCCGTCGGATTCATCGGGCCTGGGGCCCTTGTCGACGGCGTCGACGTGACGGCTGAGGATGGAATCGCTCGCATTGAACGCGAAATCATGCGCATACTGGCCGCCGGCGCTGCGGACCCCGAACTCTCATCGGGGTGGCTGTCAGAGTCCGGCCTGCGGGCTTGGGTGAGCAACCGGCAAGCCGGGGCCCGCCGCTAGAATTCACGATTTCCCCCGTCGACTTCGACGCGACGGGGGAGCGGTTGCCCGACGACATTCCGTCGCCGGGGCAACAACCGAAACGGGGGCGGTCTTGGCGCCTCCCCCCGTCGACAGTCAGGCACACCGACACGGTGGACTGTCCCGATGATGGATGCCAAGAACACGAGGAAAACCATGGCAGAACCGACCCCGCCACTGCGCGCAACGTCGACGACGGACGCAGCCGTTGCGCTGCGCACGTCCCCATCATCCATCAAGCGATGGTGCCGGCAAGGTGCCCCACACACACGCGACGGGAGGGACATCGCCGTCAACGTCGAAGAACTGCAGCGCTGGCGTGACAGCACCCCCCACGGCAACACCGGCAACCGCCTCGCAGCCCGAGGATGCGCCATGACCCTGGACCGCAACCTTGCACACGCCGTGCTGTCCAGCGCCGCGCTGGTGTCCAGCGCCGAGCTCGAGCGCACTGCCCACGACATCGTCGACAACCTCTGGGGCGTCATCGACGTCGTCGCGAAACAGGCTGCAGCCCAGGAACTGCAGCACCAGCGCCACGCACGGGGGCTGGGCGTCGGTTCGTGGGAGGGAGTGACGGGACCAGCGCCGTCGAGGTCGCCGCCACCGTCGAAAGAGACAGAGAGCGAACGCCAGCACGAACGGCAGACGCTCGCCCTCGAATCCATCGCCGACTTCCTCAAGCGCATCGCATCGGAGATAACCGTATGACCGTCACGATTCACAAGGAACTGATCCAGGGCAGCCCCGAATGGCTGCAAGCTCGTTGCGGGCTGCTGACCGCCAGCGAGATGTCGCGCATCATCACCCCGGCGAAGTTGAAGAGCGCCGACAACGACAAGTCCCGCGCGCACCTTTACGAACTGCTGGCCCAGCGGGTCACGCAGTACGTCGAACCAACCTACGTCGGCGAACATATGCTGCGTGGGGAGGCTGACGAGGGCGAGGCCCTGAACATTTACGAAGACGCCTATGAACCAGGGCACCGTGTCGGGCTCATCACCAACGACCGATGGGGGTTCGTGCTGGGGTTCTCGCCTGACCTCCTTGTCGGGGACAACGGGTTTGTCGAGGTCAAGTCCCGCATTCAACGCGAGCAAGTCCGCACGATACTTGCCGCGCAGATGCCCGAAGATTTCCTGTTGCAAGTGCAAACGGGGCTGCTGGTAAGTGAACGGAAGTGGTGTGACTTCGTGTCGTTCTCAGCAGGCCTTCCGATGTTTACGAAACGAGTGTTTCCCGACGAGGAAGTTCAAGGCGCCATCATTGCGGCTGCGTCAAAGTTTCACGACAAACTGAACGAGGAGTATGCCAGAATCGTCGAGCGAATGAGTGACCCAGACTATCGCCTGATCCCGACCGAACGACGTGACGACACGATCAACGTCTGACCACCACGACCACCAGGAACAACCATGACCAGTGTAGACCTCGGGGCAACCATCGCCCCCAAGAGCGACCAACTCAACGCCGACGATTTGATCGTCGGGCCCCGCACCATCGTCGTCACCAGCGTGAAAGCCCGCGCGTCGACGGGACAGGGTGACCAGCCCATTGCCATTCACTTCGACGGCGACGGCGGCAAGCCCTATCTGCCGTGCAAGTCGATGCGCCGCGTCCTCGTCCACTGCTGGGGGCGCGATGGGGGCGCCTACGCTGGCCGATCCATGACGCTGTTTCGCGACGACAGCGTCGTGTTCGGTGGGGCTGCTGTCGGCGGCATTCGCATCTCGCATATGAGCGAGATCCCCCGCGCTGTCACGATGTCGCTCACGGCGTCAAAGCAGTCACGCAAGCCCTACGTTGTCCAGCCGCTGACGACGACGGCGAAGGCCCCAGCCCCGGCGAAGAAAACGGCGACGGCGGAGGAGAAACTGGCGAAGGCGCAGGCGACGCTGGGGACGATTCTCCTCGACATCGCTGGCGCCGACGACGTCGACGCCGTCGTGGCCAAGCACGCTGACATGGTCCAGCGAATCGCAGTCATCATCCCCGACGCTGCCGACCAA